CCGCGGGGTGATATGCTGGATCTGAACCACAGTTAACAAGTCTGAAGCTGGAGGGAAAGTTGCGCCGTTTTAGTTTACTTGGGACATTGTCCCTTTCATCCACCAGACGCTCGAGCGTTACAACGCCCCCGGTGTCCCTGTCTTCGTACTCGTAGAGTGGCATCAGTATTCCATCATTTCCCCGCCGTCCATCTTGACGGCTTCATTCCTAAGACGCTCGCCTTCGGTTTCGGCTTCTGGAGATTCTTCTTCCATCTCTCCTTCTGCCTCGCTTACGCGAACCATGGCAACGCCTTCTTTGATTTCAACAACTTCTCCGGTCAATTCAACCATATCGCCAACCATAGGCTCGGCCTGTTCGGTCTCTTGCGAGATAGCTAGATTTTCGATCGGAATATTTACGATGTTAGCCATTTTTGTCCCCTTGCTTTTAGGCTCGGGCCCGGGGAGATTTTTGCCTCCCCGAGCCTTCGCTTCGGGCCCGATCATTAATACGATCGCGCCCATTTAATTAGCTGACTTCAGAACGACTAAACACGACTCGGTAGAACGCTCCGTTCAACTGAACCGCGGTGTAGTACGTTTTGACAGCGACCGAGGTTACNAAATCCAGAGGGTCGGACTTGTCCGGACCTTCTGCAATTAGGACCTTGGGGCTATAGGGCGAGTCGCCAGTGAGGCTAGGTACGCCGAATGCCTGGTCACCGAGCACGATGTTCGCCAAGAAAGGCGCTGTGCTGGAGTTGTAGGACGCAGCTGCAGTGCCAGAGATGGCATTAGCAGAAGCAGAACCGAAGGACAGAATGTTGTGCGACAACAGAGTCTTCACTCCGTAGTACGCGCCAACTTCACCCTTCAGCAAGCTGTCCGTGCCCGAATAGTGATGCGCCTGGATATAGTCGTCATCATTGAGGATCGAGCGAGCAGTACGAGGATCTGCAACCAGGATGTATCCACCCTTGATTGTGGGAGCCTTGTCAACTCGGAGTGACGTCACGGAATCGAGCAAGTCGAGTGCCGTGAAGGACGAGTTGGCTGCAGTCGCGGCGATGAATGCCGTCGAGTTGCTGTTCTGCGCGTAGCGAACCGAGGTCGACAGAGTGCCAGTTCCGGAGGTAGTTCCGGTCGTGAGCACACGGTGAACGAGGGTGTCGGCATGCAACGCATGATCTTCCGCCAATTGAGTCGTGGCCTGCGCCATTGAATCAAACAAGTTTGTGGCTTGCAAGATATCAGACAGCTTGACCAAGCTGGCAAACTGCTGGAGGGTCGCACCGACAGTCGACAGGGTCAACTGACGTTCGTTCGATCCAGGGTTTGTGCCTTCTGACGTTACTTCGATGATCGAGCTAATGCTCGGGTTGTCGTATCTAAAAAAGCGAATCTGCTTGTTTCCGTTTTTCCGGGGAAGAGCCGCTTTCATTCCGAATTGCTCCATCTGAAGGATGGGCAATTGACGTTGGAGTAATTCTTTTGAGAAATACTCTTGGTAGGCCGCTGCGAGCGAGCCAGAGGTTACTAGTGCCATATAATTTTATCTCCTGTTGTCTAAACCTTAGTTAGCGTCGTCAAATTCCATCGCCATTCGGCGAAGTTCGGCACCTTGTTCTGCAGAGGATAAATCCTTAAACTGCTTCTTAGGCGCCGGGGTTGACGGTGAACCAACTCCAGGTTGTAAACGTTTTTTGAACTCCGCATTTTCTTTGCGGAGCTTTTCGACTTCATCTGCTAATCCGGTTGAGTTATCCGTTTTAAGAGCAAGCTGTGCGATCTCGACTGCATCGACGATGCCGTCAGGATACTGGCGAAGGACTGCTTTTGAGTTAAGTAGTTCTGCTACTTTTTTATGTAGGTTTGAATTTGAATCCTTNAGATCTGGATGCTTATCAACCAATCTGTTTAGATTCTCGTTCCAAGCCTTCTCGCCCATCTCCTTAACTTTTCTCTCTTGAGATTGTACTTCGTACTTTTCAACCTCTTGAGCTCTCTTATCGGCCTGCTCGGCTAGATCTTCTCGACCCTCTTCCCGGAACTGCTTCGCAGCGTTTCGGTAGTCGGTCGCGTCGAACTTGCCTGCTGGTCTCTCCTGGTCTGCCTTCCGCGCCTCATCACGTTCGCGCATGAATTCCTGGCGCTCACGTTCCAAGCGTTCCTTTTCGGCCTTAGATTCCGCCTTAGCTTGCTGAATGGCATCCCATTCTTTCTGCTGGCGGTTCTTTAGCTTCTCGTACTTGCTGGGTTCCTTGGCCTTGTCGGATGACTCAACCGGACTCTCAGACTCTGTCGTTGTTAAAGAACTATCACCTTTTTTGTCCACGACTTCGGTCGTAGAAGGCGAATTTTCTGTTTTAGGTTCTGTCGTCGACGTGGGGTTCGACTCGATCTTCTCCACTGGTTCCGACGTTGGTGTCGCTTCCGGTTTTGCTTCCACTCTATCTGGAGGGATAATCCCATCCTCAATCATGGCCGCTCTTCGTAACGATTCCGCCGTCAGTTCTATTCCATTACCCATGCTAACCCCTTTACTCCAGCCCCGAGATGGTTAACGATCTCAGGCGGGATTGTGACTAGTCTATGTACTCCGCGGGTAACCTCTAGTCGTCTGCCCCTCCCGCGGGATGAGTGGCATCAATTCCAAGGGAATCGATAACTGCCACTGCAGATCTGAAACCTATGGCAAACCCACANGCTGTCAAGTCGCCTTTTTGAACTGCGCTAGAATCTTGCCTAATAGTCATATTTCTTAGGATCGCGGCGAACCTTACGCCATGCTCTGATCTCATAAAACTGCCAAGTGACCTAGCGTCCTCTTCGGTCCACTCGGGTTCGTCTACCCACTTGGTGAAGCGTATAAAGTTTAAGATTGCCCTTAGTCTTGTCATAGAATGCTTTCCGTCGAAAAACACAAGTTGTACACACTCTCAAACTTGGGCTCCTCGTCCATTGATATCTCTTTTGGGTCACCACCTTCTATGAGCCAGCACCTATAGCCAATTTTATTCATAAGAACACGAATGTCCCGGTAGCTGTGCCCCATTTGGGCTAGACCAAAATTGTTTATCTCAAGCGCTACAATTGGAAGATTCTTTTTAAGAAGCTCAATCATTCCGTTCAGCGCCAGGACCTCTGCCCCCTCAACGTCCATCTTAATAAAATGAACCTTATCAAAAGAATCGTAATGATCCAAAGCTATCGAATAGGAAACCATCTTTTGTGGTGAGACCCTGCTCTTCTCGTTGAAGGAATGCTTCCCACAATCCCATAGAGAGTGACCGCCGTCGTTATCCTGGTTAAGCCAAAACTGCACAGGGCCAGAGTCGTTTGAGATTGCCCAATTGTGTGGTCTTATGTTTCTAAAGTTATTTAACCCGGCATTCATTACCAGCATGGAATAGTTGTCCGGATTCATTTCAAAGGAGTAAACCTCCCCATCCTCTCCAACCAGCTTCGCTGCGATCATGCTGAAGAACCCAACGTGGGCCCCAACGTCAATAAATATATCTCCGCGCTTTAGCTTTCTAAGAATGAGTGCGAACAGCGCGCCCTCGTATGCGATGTTCTTTTCTAGGTGCGAACCAATATATTTCTGGCTCGTCTTTGAGTAATCTAAAACTATCTTAACAGGGCCGTCGGAAACCCCCGGAAGTTCAATATTGAATATCTTAGACGGCTCACTCACACCATCGGTTGTTGCATGTTTCCTGGCATCTGTCCAGCCATTTCCGGGGGTGGTAGTTGCCCCTGCGCGCCTTGCAGTTGTTCCTGCTGTTGCTGTTTCGCCCTATTCATTTTCTTGAGCTCGGCAGTAATCGCCCGGGCAGTGTTCGGATCGATCTGTTCGAGCGCCTGCAAGTGCTGATCCAAATGCTGACCGATCGCCTGTGCTGTAGCCTGGTCAACCTGGCGGAATCCTTTTTCGGCCGCTTGCTGAAAGTCAAAGATGATCTCAAGATGAGCCCTATGATCGTCGGTCGGTTTAATCGCAATCGGGAACGCGGTCGTCATCATCGCGGCGAGTTCCTTCGCTTGCTCTTCCCTCTGCTCCTGTTGGTTCATCATCGGGTCCTGGACCAGACGACGCACCAAGCTGGGATCGTCTAGCTCAAGCACAGACTTAACAAGTTCGGCCTGGTTGATGAACGGAGACTGTCCGAGCAATTGCATCCGGGCTACTGCCTTTTGAAGTTGGAATTGGCGAGTTTGGAAATCGTACCCACCCTTGGGCATGATCGAATACTGTTCGTGCAATGCTTCCGGAGGAACGGTCCCGGTATCCTCTGCATATCGGAAATTCAAATCCTTCTTGTCGTACTGCAGATAGATCGACCAGCACTGACGGAACAGGCGACCTAGCGACATGCGGAACAGACGGTTTCTTAAATCAGCACCCGCGGACCCGGTGTTCACCAACGCTTGAATTTCAGTTGCTGTTTTTCTGGAGCTACCGGGTTCCGAGGGATTGTTGCCTACGCCAAAATCGATCGTTCCAACTCTCTGCTCTGCCTCTGCACGTTCGTCGTACATGACTCGCATGAAGTCCATCGGAGGGGTCGTCATCTGAACAGGCTTGATGCCCTGGGGCAGGATCTGCCCAGGTTGCATTTTTAGATTCGCCATGTTGAGAGAAACAGGATTGTCGGCCTGGAACAACGGACGGTTCGCCAGTTCCAAGAAGTCGAGCATGGAGTTCTTTAGCTTCGCCAGGGTCATCTCATTGGCAGCCAAGATCTCCGCAAGTCCGCGGGATGAGTA